AGTTTGCAGACGGCACCGGCGCGACTCATGAACTCCACCAGATTGGATGCGGTGGCACCGCTGCTGTTGCTGAGCGCATTCAGCGAATCCGCCAGGCTGCGCAGCTCTGGAGTCGTCAGGCCGAGCGCCACCTTCATCTGCGCAAGGGCGGTGCCGGCTTCGTCGGCAGTCATGTCAAACGCCACGCCAACCTGCGCCACCAATGTCGCAAACTCCTTCAGCTCACCCCTTGCAATGCCGCTCTGTCCTGCAGCGGCATAGATCTGCGCGAAGCCCTCGGCCGTGACCGGCATCTCCCTTGATAGATCCAGGATCTCCTTCTTGATCTCCCCGAATGCCTTTGGTGTCTCCAACCCAGAGACCACCTTTCGCACATCAGCCATGCTCGACTCGAAGTCGATCGCCGCCTTGGCAGATAATCCGATCGCTGCACTGAAGGCCACCGCACCAGCCGCAGCCGCCTGCCACGCAGAGCTGCTGACCACTGCCTTAAACGCACCCTGCGCCTCTCCTGCAGCCTTCTCCGCACCGGCCAGGCCGCGCTCCAGTGCCGTCACCTCATCTAGGCCGACAACCTTCGCCGCAATCCGCAGTACCGCCTCCAGATTCATCGCCATCAGCGCTTCCTCCGCGGCTTCTCCGCCTTCGGTTCCGCCGCCTTATTCAGCAGTTCCCTGGCGCGGCTCTCCATGATCTGCAGATCCTCCAGGGTCCGGCGCCTGTCTTCCACAGCGTAAAGATCCATCACCTGCAGGATCACGCCATAGTCCAGGCCCATCACGCCAGCAGACGTGGTGCGCCATTGCGTCTGACATCTGAGGAACAGCAGCACCGCATCCTCATGCTCTGGCCATACCTCAAACTCGACCGGCTTCGTCAGCCGCTCCGGTAGTGCCGACACATCAGCGCCGTAGGCCTTCAGATCTTCCAGTAGCTCATCATTCACGCCGCCGTCACCGTTCCACCAGTGATCGACGGCGCCTGTCAGTTTCCCTTCTTCGCCAGCTCCATGCTGTTGAACCAGGCGCGGATGATCTGCCCCGCCACCGTCGGGATCTCCAGCAGCTGGCCCAAGGCCGCTTCGCTGAACGGGATGTCCTTCCCGTCGTCATCGGTGATGCCAGCCCAGCCGGCCAGGATCTCGGCGGCAGCGGCCTTGTCGTCCAGGGCATCGTCATCATCGACGCGGCCGAGCTCCATCGCGCGGGCCAGCTTGATGATCTCGTTGATCCGGGTCTGCGGCAGCCGCCGAAACTCACCATCGAAGGTGTGCTTCTCGCGGCGGCCACCATCGACCGGGATCACAAGCGGCACCGGCCAGATGTAGGTGGCCTTCTGCTTGAGGACAAATGCCATGGGTTAGCTGCTGAGGGGGACGTGAAGGGGAGGGGATCAGGTCAGCACGATCGTGAACTCATCGTTGCCGGCGCTGGTGGGGACCGGCATGAACGGCAGGTTGAGCATCATCACGCCATCGGAGTCGCCATAGCTCGGCGAATCCAGGTTGCAGGTCGGCGCGTTGAAGGTGATGATGTTGCCGGCGGTCTGCCCGTGCTGCCAAGTGATGGCACCGAGCGTCTGAGCGGATACGGCAGCGAAAAAGTCCTTTTGCCCCTGGCTGGAGCCAACCACCGGCGACTCAATGCTGATCTCACCGGACGGCGCCCGTTCGGTGATCATGACCTGCTGCGTGCAGCCGGCCAGCTGCCGGAATGGCGTCTCGTTGTTGAGCGCCAGGCTGAAGCTCTCCAGGCAAGCCGAGTAGCTGAAGGCCGATACTGCCGTGGTGTTCTGGCTGTTGACGACCACTGGATCCGACTGGTTGTCGAAGGTGGGCGTCACTGCAGCCGATGACGTGGCAGCGTTGTAGATGCCCATCATCTCAAAGCTGATCTTCGGGATCTCACCCGCATTCAGGTTCAGCGTGGCAGTGCCGCGACAGCCAGTGAACAGGTGCTTCGTGCCGTCGGCGTTGAAGTCCAGCGTGACGCTGGAGAAGCTGCCGCTCACCGGCGTATAGGTGACGCTGGTGGTTCCACTAACGGCTTCGGCAAAGCCGCAGGCCATCAGGATCTTGCCCCACTTCGGCGCCGTGCCGGCCGTGCCGGAACCTGCCAGCTCAACCTCGAAGTTGACCTGCCCCATCCGCTGGCCGACCACCTTCTCAGAGTTGCCGAGATAGGGGGTGATCAGTTCACGGTCGAGCAGCTCGACTTCCAACGGCGACACCTCCAGATTGGAGACGAGCAGCGCATCCGCTCCATCAGGCGCTGCACTGGTGCCGTATGTCTGCTCAATCTCCGCCAGCAGCAGGCGTTTCCGATACAGGGCCATGGTCGTCAGTGGGTGCAGGGTCCGGCTCAGTTGCCGCTGACGGCACAGCGCTGCTCGGCTCCTGCCTCACCCATTCGCCAGTGGCGGAATCCAGCACATAGCTGCCGCCTTCTGACGGCAAGGGTGCAGGGTTGGGTTTGGCCTTTGCCATCACAGCTTGATGCACGCCGTCTCAGGCTACGAAGGGTGAGCAGCTGCGATCAGTAGGAGGTGAGGTCGTCGTCCTTGGTGCGGTATCGCACCTGATACGTGGCCACCAGCCATAGGGAAGTGAGGTCGCCTTTGTCCCGTTCCCATACGGTGTCGATGGGCACGATGTCGATCGCCAGGCCGCCGATGGTGCGATCTGCCATCAGCTTGCTGTGCACATCGACGGCGATCGGATCCGCCAGCTGATCGGCATTGCTGCCGCGGGTGTAGATCGCCACCAGCACGTCCAGCGTCCAGTCGAGCTTGCAGTTGCTGTAGGTGCGGGCCGGATCCCGTGATGGCTCGATCACGATCGCCGGCGCTTCCTCTCGGCTGAAGGCCTCCACCCTGGAGCGGTAGATGCGTGAGTCGACGTCAACGGTGCCCTCCAGCTCGTCGTAGAGAGCGGCGAGGATCTGCTCACGGCGGCTGGTGGTCATGGCTTGATGGCCTTGCGTAGATCAAACAGGCTGAACAGTTCATCCAGTTCGCGCGGGCTCCAGCTCTCCCCCGTGGCCTGCTCCGCCAGCTCGCGCACACGGGCCTCCAGCGCTTCGCCATCCGGCAACTGGATCAGCTCCGGCAGGCGGCGATCCACCTCGCGCAGGATTGCGGGCGCAGCCGCCAGCAGGCGGCGCTGCACCCAGCGCTTGGCCAGCGGCTTGCTGACGGCTTCGGTCAGGCCGAGGGTGAGGAAGACCAGGGCGGCGTCGAGGAGGTTCATGGAATCGCCGCTGCAAAGGCGTTGATCAGCGCGGTGACGCGGGCATCCAGCAGGGCGAGGTCCAGGGATTCGCCGATGGAGTAGAAGGCCGCAGATCCACTCCAGAAGACCCCATCGACGCCAAAAATCAGGATTCTATTTGAGTTGACAGATTGCGAGCTTTGGCCACTTGTGGTGCTAATGTTATTGCGCCTACTGGTGACTTGCGTGCTATTTGATCTTGTCATGCCAACAATGCCGCTTGCCGAATAAGCGCCAAGGTTTACGCTTGCAGCGTTTGTCCTAGACCTAAACGCAATAGAGCCAGTCGAGCCAGAAATAAGATTGGCGCCAGTGCCAGGCCATGAGCCCATAAGCCTTCCATCGGAAACGGCAGATGTCGCCAAACAGGAATTATGGTTGTTATTGTTCGGGTCTGCATTATTCGCCCTGTTGCTATCTAAATAATTATTTGTACCGTTGCCTTTCAGCCCTGTCTTGCGGTCGTAATTCCATCCGCCCTCCGTGCCAAACCGGGTCGGCGCCGCCCCCACCAGCGGCACCAACGCACCGTTCAGCGTGCGGGCACCGGCCATGATGCAGGAGGCCTTGATGGCAGTCCAGATGCCATCGGCTTTGCAGCCAACGACAAAAGCATTGATTGCATCGCGTACGCCCGTCTCCAGCGCCTGCCCATCAGCAGTTTCAACCGCAGTGATGTAGGCCTGGGCATCAGGGTCATAACCGCCGGCAACGGTCACCGCCCCCATAAACGCCAGATCGCTGAAGCTGAAGACGCTCACGCCCCACCTCCCACCGGCAGCCACTGCAACGCCGACTCCACCGCCTCGGTTGACGGATCATCCGCCAGGTAGGTGCCATCAGCGGCACGCGGCTGGTCCCACGTCCACACCGACCCATCCGGTGCCGTCCACTGCTGGAACCGCTCGGGATTCTCCGGCCATTCCCAGCCCGGATTGCCCACCGCACCGAGGGCGGCCACAAACTCAGCCGGCAGGTCATAGGTGACCGCCAGACCCTGCAGTGCCTGCACCAGCTCATCCGCCACCAAACCGGCGCTGCGAGCCGCCTGCCAGGCATTGACGAACGTGGCTTGGTCGCCCTGTGCGGCCTGTCCCAGTCCCACCGGCAGCGCCATCGCCAGCGCGGGAGCTGATTGCAGAGCGGTCGCCAGGAGTTCATTCACCGGAACCAAGGACCACACGGCGCCACCGAACGCCTGCCACCGGGGCGGGTGCGTAGCGCGGTAGTAGGCCTCCTTCTCAGCGTCTGTCAGCTCCTGCAGCTCCCAGGCTTGCTGCCAAACGCCATCGGCAAGCACCGGCTGCACCTCCGTCACCCGATGCGTCGCTGGGTCGTAGCTGGGCTGCTGTGTCTGCACCACCCGGAACACGCCGAACACGGCCAGCTCCACAGAACTGGGGCTGCTGCTGAAGCTCTTGGTCGGCTCATCGG